AAGGTCAAGAGCAAGAGCTTTAGTAGCTTTCATAACAGCATCAGAAACAACGTCAACAACTGAGTGCTTAGCTGCAATCTTCTCAAGTAAGAACTGAACTGTTCTGTGTGAGAAAGTGATAGTGTCGGCAGCATAGGTGATGATCTGTGCTTCGACTGCGGTATTTTCGGATTTGTCACCAACGGTAAATCCGCCCGAGCGTGGGAGTTTGATGCTTGAAGCACCAGCAACCGCAAGGGCACTGTAATCAGTTACAGTAGGAAGTAGAACTGAGTTCTGGATAAGAAAAGTTTGAGCAATTTTAGAAATGTTAGCAAGAGCAGCAGCAGAAGTTTCTGTTACGCCCATTAAAGCATCAGCCATGATATTCTCCTTTTAGAGTAATTGTTTAAAACTATTTTTCATTTCGGCTTCCCTTTCTGTGGAAGTCATTTGTGCAAATGATTTAGCTGAACTCGTTGAAGGTTTTCCGTCAGTGCTTGTCGGGATTTTCTTTTCCCCAAACATCCAAGGTTTCTTCTCCCTAACAGATGCTACGAAGTTTTGAACAGAATCTTTTAGCACAGTAAGATTTTCTTCATCGTACTGAATAGCGCTAACTTCATCTAGCTTCAAAAGATCGCCAACGTCATGAGCGTCCTTGGCAAGCTCCGCGAGCATAGCTCTAGCTTGTGTTTTAAGAAGTGATTTCTCTCGGTCTTTAAGTTTCTTTTCGATCTCGAGTTTTTCTTTCTTCTCCTGCTCTAGCAGTTGTTGAAAGTTCCCTTCTTTTTCAAGCCTTTGCTTTTCGATCCCAGTCTTCTCGGTGTAAGCCGATTGATACTTCGCTTTCCAATCCTTCGATTCAGTTAGCAATCTCTCATTTGAAGACTTGAGAGCTTTAAGCTCTTCCATTACCTTCTCAATTTCAACTGTGTTCGAGCCTTCGCTCTGAGTTTCTACGTTCGTAGAATTTTCCATTTGCTTCCCCTTAATTATTTTGCTTCTTGACAACTCTGTCAATAGCCTTAGTTACAAATTCTTTAAGCGCCTTTACAATGTCTGATCGAAATCGTTCACTACCTTGTCTTGGTAATAATCTTCTAATGATCTTGCTTTTACCTGCGCCATCTATGTCATGATATTTTGCTATGGGCGAAGTGAACTCGACAACTAATTTCTTGCTATCAGCTTTTACCTCCAGAGAGTCAAGCATATCACCTGTTACCGTCATATCCACGGGAGCTTTTTTTCCTTTTAGTTCTGCGTATGAGTTAGAATATTGTTTAAACTTTTTCCCCGCCACGGGTGAGATGCCATGATAAATAGTTTCTTGAAGCAGATTCTTGAACGCATCTGCATTTTCCTTGTTGGCAAATTCTTTCTGTATCTCTTTAAACGTCTCGCCGAACCTAAGATTCTTCTTGATCTTCAATTGCATCGAGCACCAACCTTTTTATTTTCTTATTTATTGCAGGCTTAAACTCCTCATCCTTGAATGGAATAAACCTACGAGCTGGAACAGTATCGCCTACGTTGTGATTAAAAGCCTTCTCAGTTTCACCATTTCCAAAGATGCCAACCTTAATGCCGCCATTAACCGACTCCCACTCAAGCACTGATCTCATATCACCTGTTAAATATAACTGTGAGTTTTCCCCGTCTTTCTTTTTCTTTTTAAATGGGGCACCGTTGACTGGTGACTCAGAATTATCTAGAGAGTTTTATATTTCTTCTAGCAATAGATCCCCGACCATTTCCTTAATGTCTTCTTTTTGATCCGCAGATAGCTTTGAGAACTCAGGAACCAGATCAGCTATCTGAAGATTGTACGTCACTTCCGACTTGTTTATTGGCACTGATAAACTCCATTTCTTTATCTGTTTCGCTTTCTAATTCTTCCTTAAGCGATTCGACAACATCTTTGCCCTTGGCTTTTATCTCTGCAATTCTCTTGACTGCATCCTTGTCACTCACGTTCGGATCAAGCGCTTGCAGAATTTCATGCGCCTCTATGATGCCAAGGTCTAGTTTTACTTTAGAGTTTTCTAAGATTTCTTTTTCACTCATCATTGGATTAGGCTTGTAGTATTTAACCATGAGTGATGCAGACTTGAACGAGTATTGGCTTTTTTGCTCAGAGAATTTCTTAACGAGTAAATATAAATCTTTTTCTACTTGAGAATAAATTTCTTGATTGGCTTCGATAACTTCGTTAGTGTCCGCTTGCGCCAACATCCTGTCTAGTCCGCTTGAGAACTTTTGAACATCGCCCTTGATAGACGAGACGGTAATTTGATGCTCATCTAGTATCGCACTAACGTATGAGTAAAAGACATTTAGAGCGTTAGCTAGATCAGGAGTTGGCGTGATGTAGTCCGCTTCAGTGGCAGGAGAATCCTTGTCGATCTGTGGCAGCTTAAGAAATGTCATCATACCCTGCTGAACTATATCGGGCATCTTTTGCGACTCGGGATATTTAATCACTAACTGACCAAACGCCTGAGCGTTCATTCCTGTAATGATTGTTGATAGCATTGTATTAAGCGCGACTGTTTGATTGGCTAAATTGTTCAGCGCTGGCCTGTCTTGCTCGTCGCCTTCTTGTGAGAACATAGCAGGAATCATTCCGAGTGGGTTTACATTTGTTTGATTGCCTTCGATCGGCTCATAGTCAAAATCCAATTGATCTCGATTAAGTTTTACATTAACCAAAACGTGATGATCTTTTGACCACATTCCGACAAGTGTACTCTTTCTATCTTCTGGTGCGCCTTGAAAAGCATCGCGCTTACCATCGCCCTCAATTCTCACGGCACTTGATTCTGTCTCGCCAAAGAAAACTAAAAAGACTTCTGTTTCGCCTCTGTGGTTTACTCTGCGCTTAAATTGATTTGGTCTTAGCGCTCTAAGGATAATCTTTTGTTTCTTTTCTGCGGTCTCATAGTAATTAAACCAAACACATGAGTATTTAAAAAAGTTATAATAAGCATCGTGAGTTCTTAATACTTTCAGCGCGTCAATCTCTTCCATTAGGTCTTGATATGTATTTGTCTCAACCTCTTTGTCTAAGACGCGAATAGGGTTTTTCTTGTATGCCTGTGACCTTTTGTGTGTGATCTTTTTGGCTAGATTAATATCGGTCGCAGTAAATGAGGCGTATGTTTTAGGATAAATTCTTTGCAGATCAGCGCTCACGAAATGATTAAGATTGCCTCTAAGTATTTTCCATTGAGCATCAATTGATCTTCTATACCTATCTTCCTCTGGCGAGAAGGCTTCTAATAAAAGTTTCTGAACAACATTTCTATCGAGTAAGTTAATCATGATATTTCGATCCCTGATATTGTTTTAGCGCCGTTTAAAATTCCATAGCGTAATGCGTCGACTCCATCGTCATCTATTTTCTCGGGATTCTCATTCTGCACAACCCCGTCTTTCACCACATAACGATAACGCTTAAGCCCATCTATCGTTAGTTCACAGTTCTTTGAGATAAAAAATCTGACGACTTCGTTACTATTCTGAATGTAGGAGCGAATAATGGCAACCGTTTTTAAAACCTTTAACCGACTAGACTGGATTCTTATTTGATGATTTTCCCAAAACCAGCGCACGTTGCTTATGCCTAGTTGCTCACGCTCTTGGTTCCCTGCCACATCGCAGACCCACTTAACATTCTGCAAATTGTGTTGCTCTATCTTTTGTTTAATTAGTTGATAGAGTTTATCAAGCGTTAGTTTTGATTTAATAATCTCATCAAACTGATAGAAAATATCTCGCGCTCGATCGTACTGTAAGAACACAACCGCCATTGGGTGAGCAAAGCCCCAGTCGATAGAGATGATGGTTTCTAATTTGTTCAAAGGTGAATAACTATTGATAATATTTTTCTCTGAGAAGTTATCATACACAGCATGGAGTGGCGGCGTGTCCCAATCAATCTCATACATAGATCGGAAAGTTTTCAGATCAAGCGCCTCCCTCATCTTTAGGATTTCTTCTTTGTCTATGTAGGGATTTTCTATCGTCGCCCATTCCCATATCTTACTATTGGGAAAATGTTTTTCCTTAAAGTGTTTATAAACCCAATGATTTTTAGGGTTAATTAACTGAGGGCCTAAAGATCCGTCTATTGTGATTGAGCCTTTTGTGTCGGTCGTTCTTGCAAGTGATTCTAAAAATACTTCTTCTTTTACCTGAAAGACTTCTGTTATGTGAATGTGGTGAACCTTAAGACCTTCCATCCTGGAAATCTTTTCGGCGCTAATGCCATAGATAATTGTCTCGCCATCATTGCAAACAATTTTATTTGCTGATGGTACAAATTCTTTTATCCACGGTGCTGCAAACTTTATGAATTTAGGCCAGACGAGCTTTTGCAACATTTGATGAGTTGGTGCGATAATGACAATTAAATACGGATCGACTCCGTTGCTGATGTAGTTTGGTTTTTCTTCTATCTTAAGACAAGTATCAA